CGTAGCTCGTTGAACTTCTGCTCCTTCATATGCTCAACGAGTGCTTTGATAGACAGGTCTTTACTTAGTGACATTACACCGGTATCGATACCACCGTTAGCAGAATAACGTTGCAGGTCGTTTAGAGTACGACGAAAGTCAGGATAAGTGTCAGCTACAAAGTGTGCCACCACTTCCTTGTTATACTTAACCTCTTCATCGTCAAGTACACTACACACACGCTTGAAGAATTGAGCACCCATGGCACTCTTATCTTCTTTACTATGACGGAAGTCTACGATACTACAACGAGAATGTAGTGGTTCGATAATCTTGTCTTTATAATTACACGTAAGAATGAACCCACAGTTCTTTGCGAACTCCTCCATGAAGTTACGCAATGCGGGTTGTGTTGACTGTGCGTTTAGGTAGTCAGCCTCATCAAGGATAACATACTTACGACCACCCATCAAGCTGACCGATGAGGCAAACTGCATAATGTCATTACGCAGGGTATCGATGTTACCGTTCATCGATCCATTAATAACCAGGTAATCACAACCCAGCTCATTCAACATAGCCTTAGCAACTGTTGTCTTACCGACACCAGGACCGCCCGTTAGAATCAGATTAGGAATGTTCTTCTGATCTACAAATTGTTGAAAGGTTTGTTTCAGACGGTCAGGAAGTATACACTCACTAACAGTCTGTGGTCGATACTTCTCGACCCATAAAAATTGTTCCATAATATACTCATCACTTTATTGATACTTACTTGAATTTTCAGTAACAATCCAATATTGCAGACTACCACCAGTCTGCTTAAAATGTACTAGACCACTAGAGCTAAGACGTACGTCATAACTACCTGGCGCTAGCTTCACATGCTCTACTTTAATGATAGCAGAGAACTCAACAGGAGACTCTAATGCTTCCCCAACCTTACGTTCGAATGTATTCGATGCAGTGTTCTTACTATCTTTAGCAGTAATAACAATATCACCAGCACGATGCTCAATAACAAACTCAGGGGCTTGCAATACATTAGCACCCTTCATAATTGCAGCTAGGTCATGTTCCGTCAATGTAAACTCTGCGATAATATTATCGACAGGAAGTTCATTATCTGGCGGGGTCATGATTAGCTCCGGCTCACAGTAGAAGAATTTAGACTGCTGAGAGCCTGACTTAATTGCCACATAGTGGTCAGTGAAAAACAAGTCAGGCTTTGTGAATAGGCTCAATGTTCCAAGAAACCTGTTAAGATCATAGATACCAAACTTATTCGGGAAGTCCTCTTCAACTAAAGCATGAGATAGAATAGTCTTTGAAGGTGATACTTGACGAACTAAATTACCTTGCTGAATAACGATAGATGGATTGATCGTCGCAAAGTTCTTTAGGATTTCAATTGTTCTCTCAGACAGTTGCATGACTACCTCTGTTTAACTTTAGCTGCATCAGCAGTTGCTACTGCACCGATCTGTGCAATGTCAGCTAACGATCCACCGAACATATATGCACCCAGGTGAGTCAAACGCATCCATGGAGCCAGCCAGATCTTCGCGCCAGCTTCACGTGCCCACTGACAGAACATATAGTCTTCTGATAGATAGCGATTAGTCTTAGGACATACCAATGCATCAAAGTACAAGCTGATCTTACGTGAACCATCAAAGTGTTTCGTACGAACATGGTCAGGCGTATACTTCATACTATCACCATAATACTCATCGAACTTCTCAAACGCTTGACGTTGAATCATCATGAAGCCTGTACCAGACTCTAGAACCTCTGCAAGCTCATCCAGCTTGATAGAACCAGAACCATCGGCAGGGTTGAATACATAGTCGCCTACATACGCCTCTAGTTTGTTTGGATCTTCATCAGCAAAGCCTTTGTTGACAGCTTGCACAATCTTCTCCCAAGCAATCGTCTTCTTAGGATAAGGACCACAGATAACATCTTTATCACTATCCGGATCAGCAAGAGCAGCTAGTGCCAATACATCGTTCGGATCAAATCCAATGTCAGAGTCAATGAACATCAAATGCGTACAATCGCTACGCATAAACTCATCGGCACAATAGTTACGTGCACGAGTAATCAACGACTCGTTAAACAGATACCAAAAGTCTACCTCGATACCATGTGTCGCTGCGCTCTTAGCAAGCTCGACAGAGCTACGTGTATATGTACCAGCACATTGACCACCATACATAGGAGTGGCAACCATAATCTTACGTTTGCGGAGTTCCGCAATATCAATTGTAATATCAACCATTATATTTCTCATCATGTGTGCCGGACTTACCATAGTCACCATCATAGGAGCTAAGGCTTTCGGACTTGAATAAAAGAAACTGGCCTACACGTGTACCAGGTTTAAGAAGAGCTTTGCCACCTTCGACATGTAGTGCTCCTGCCATCACACCTTCATAACCTGAGTCATAAAGACCTGATGTAATAAACAAACCATTACGGTTCAATGTGGATCGTGTAATAACCCAACCAGCTTCATCTTCACCGATTGATACAACACCTTCCATAATAATTTCATAGCAACCATTATCGAGATGCCAATAGCCATCACCATTCGGATGAATCTCATTAGCGCCACGATGAACCTTCTTATCTTCGTCGATAATGAAAGTCTGCGACTTCATTTCAAATACCTTTGCTACACGTAAGTCAATAGCATTAGGTTGGACTTGTTCGTCTGTAAATTCAGACAAAGAGCTACTTGTGCTCTGCGATGCAATGTGCACCATACTAACAGATTGTGTCATTATCTACCTCATTCACTTCATCTGCATACATCATCAAAATAATATAATGCATAGCCTTTAGAAGGTCAGCTTTGTTCTTACCATTCTTACGACCATACCGGGCAAGATACTTAATCGCAGTATCTCGAGCCGTTGTATTCAACGTGCCCATACTCTCCCATACATCAACAACTTGAATACCTTGGTTAACATAATGTTGACCGTAGGTTGAATCAATATAGTTTACAAGGTCAGAGATGTATTCTGCCTCATTATACTTGTATTTGTTCTTATCAAACTTCAATAGTTTCAAATCAACAACATCATCACTCATCATAATCTCCTATAATCTCAATTGCAGTATCCCTCACAAAACCATATCCACTCATATCTTCTCTATAATATGCATAGCAATTAGCTTGAGGATAGTACCTAATCAATCTCAACAACTCTTGTTGATACTTAGCTGTCAAGTTTACAACTTCATGTGTGTCTAGTTTTCCCACAGGTAGCCCCACACCAACTTATCAAGGTGCAACATATTACGCTTAGCTTTCTCAATAAGTTCAGTATCGTCTGTCTTGAAGTTAAAGTCAACTTCTTTCTCAAACTTACCATTAACTAATCCAGTTGGACTATTGTCAAACTCTAAACCATTAAGACCTGCCCATACTGCAGCTGATGAATCCCACGTATCGATAAACTTCCGGAACGGATTCATAAACATAATCTCATTAGGACCATCTACCATACCAAGGAAGTGAAACTTCTTACCAGTGTATCTTGCAGTATTAGGAGCTGGTGAGTTAGCTAGTTGGTAGAAGAACGAGAGCCTAGACGTAAAGCGCTGCAGCTTGTTATCGTTTTCAATCCCACCAAACGCATTGGGAACACCAAGAATAGACACACCAATGTAATCAACAACATCCGAATAACATCCCCACTTAAATCCTTCAAGATAGTCATCCATATCTCCTATTTTGCTTTGCGGAACGTAAAACGTTTTGAAGCCTTCTTCTTTGATCTCTGGTCCCATACGTTCTGCAGCTTCAATAGTCTTTGCTGATTCTTCGCCTGGGTAGTCTGACATGACGATGTAGTCGGCATTGATACGTTCTCCCATTGTAATAAGTTTGTCACTGTCGTACATAGGACGACCTTGTTTGTACATCTCGAATGCACTGTTATCCATAATGATAGTGCAGCCATACTTCTCCTTCTGCTCTAAGTAGAAGTCAACGTATGACGGATCCTCCTCAATCAAATGAGCGAGAACGAGATGGACAAGTCTTCCATCTACTAAGTCAAGATGTGGTGTAGGAGCAATATGGCAAAACTGCGGTTTACTCTTCTCAATTTCAATTAGTCTATTGTCTTTCATAATATACCTCTCAAGTGTTTATATCTTATAGTGAATCCAATAAAGGGTCAACATATTTTTGACGGATTCGTGACTTCATAAATGCTAGCGGATCTGGCATACTATCTAATAATTTCACATGCTCTTCATGGCTTTTACCATGTATGTTATTGTAATCCATAAATGGTTCATAATCTATAGCAGTCCTAAACATATCGGCAAATTCCGCATGGCCATTTTCAAATGGCTTATAGAAGTCTCTAAGTTCTACAGCTTCTTCGTAACTGTTGACGTCCGTATCATCATCTTTCTTCCAATAGTTTTCTTTACCTGCAACATTTTGATATGGGAAATAGTATCCATATTTTTCATAGTTTCTATCAAACTCTGACAGATATAAAATGTCATACGTGTTCATGTATACCGGTGGCACAATATGTAAAGCATTGAATCCTACCCTATCTAATGGACAATCCTTACGTTGCAGAAACTCAATTGTATTTTGCTCAAACTCATAAGAGCTTTCATATGGAAGACCAATTATGAAACCAGACTGAGTCATCACATCTCTGCCCCAAACACTCTTTGCATCATATAGCATCTGCTTGATTTTGTCTGGATGCATCCCTTTACCAATAGCCTGACCTGCTTTATGTGTAAATGTCTCGATACCCATCCAGCATTCAGCAAGACCCATTTCATGAAGCAATGGAATTTGATCTGGCTCAGTGACTAGTAGATCGGCTCTTATGTATGCCCAAAACTTTGGTGTAAATGGTAGATCTGAAACAGCCTTGGTAAACAATTCAACCTTTTCGATTGAGTCGTTGAATGTATCATCACTAATACTATACTTGGTGACACCGAACATTTCGTAGTTTCTTATTAGCTCATCCTTGAACACTTCAGGGTCTTTGATATTAGCAGCAGCATGCTTATCACCAATCATAGGAAAGTTACAAAACTTACACTTAAATTTACATCCTCTGCTCAGTTCAATCTGTAGGATTTCTGAGGAAGT